GAGTGGAAAGCCCGCATCCGGCCGGAAATCGCGTTCCGGGCCGAATATCGGTGCGAGTGCTGCGGCCGGTATGTCGGCCTGCACGGCCATGTGGATCACGTCATCCGGCGGGCCGTGGGGAACCTGATCGGCATCGACCCGAAGGCACGGGACAACCTGCAATATCTTTGCCCCTCCTGCCACAACGCGAAGTCTGCCCGCGAACGCTGGGAAGGCCACGAAAAGCGCGACCGCGCGGGCGAAATCCGCCGCAGCTACGTTCCCGGCCGCGATGCGTTCCAGCGCGCTCTACACGATGCAGTTGAATGCAATTCCGAAACCGCGAAATCAGGGGGCAACGTCAATGCCTAGAACATACCGGGAGGCCAACCTCGAAACCTTGCGTCTCAGCCTGGCCGATATTGCGGCGGGGGCTCCGGTGGAAGACCCCTATCCCCTCAGCTTCGGGGCCGTTCATCGTGGCGACCTTCCCAAGGCCACCCCGCAACGCATCGTTGCCGCCGTGGTGGCGATGGACGAACGGCTTACGCCCAACTCGGGCTTCACCGAGGCGGTGTTGCAAGTGGCCGTGGACTTCCGGTTCCGGGCATCGGCGGGAGAAACCCCGGCGACACTGGCCGAAACCATTATTGGCGTGATCGTCCGGCGCGTGTTGAAGGACACGACGCTGAACGGCCTTGCCGTGGATACCAAGCAGGTGGCGACGGCGATTGATCTGGAAGCCCCGAACGAGATCACGGCCGAGGGCAGCGTGATCTTTCAGGTTCAATTCCGGCGCGACTATGCCGACGCCCGAACCTATCTCGGCCACTTCGCCCCGGAACCGGAGGCGACATGACCGACGCTCACGAAATCGGCCTTTCCGTCTCCTATGGGAACAAGAGGTTCAACGACGCGCTGGTGGGGCTCTATGCGCTGGCCGACACGCTGGACCGGAATGTGCAGGACTTCGGCCATGTCGTCGGCCGGGAGATGCGCGTGTTCATCAACGATGAACTGGCCAAGCTGGCCGCGCGGCACTCGGGCAGCGCGACGACCGACACGGCACTTGCCAAGCGCACGGGCACCCTGACCTCGGCCCTCTTGAAGGGCGGGACGGTGCATGACGCGCCCAAGGTGGCCGACGTGTGGGGCGAGATCACGCTCCCCGGCGAATACCGCATTCAGGAGTATGGCGGGACGATCCGCCCGACCAAGGGCGAATACCTGTTCATCCCGCTCCCCGCCGCCCTGAACGCTGACGGCTCGCCCCGTTACCGCAACCCGCGCCAGTGGCGGGGCACGTTCATTGCCGAGAGCAAGGCGGGCAACCTTATCCTATTCCAGCGCGTGGGGCGCAAGCTGACGCCCCTCTATGCGCTGAAACGAGAAGCGCGGGTGCGTCCCCGCCTTGGGCTGGTGAACCAGATGAAATCCGGTTTCCCCGCCTTCGCAGAACGCGCCCTTGCGGCGCTTTTCGACGCTCTGACCAAAGACATCAACGCGAAATGAAAGGCGCTGACATGCTCAAATCTCAGGAAATCACCCTCGCGCAATCGAAGCGCCGGGAACGCATGGCCGAAATCCAGAAGGCCGAAACCATCACCGACGACGCCCGCACCGAATTGCGCTCGCTGACCGATGCCTATCAGGGCGCGGAAACCGAGTATCGCGCGGCGGTGATCCTCGAAGACGCTCAGCGGGCGGCGATCAAGGAACCCGACAAGGCAGATTCCGACTTCGGCCGGGAATGCCGGGCCTTCAACCTCGCCAGCGTGGTGGAGGCGCTGACCGAAGGCCGCGCACTGGCTGGCCGTGAGGCCGAGGTGTCGGCCGAACTGGAACAGCGCGACGGCAAGGCGCGGCAGGGTGTCCGCTTCCCGACCGAGGCGCTTCTCGAACGCCGCGACGACGCGGTGGTGGCGGCTCCCGATGCGTCTTCGGGCGAATTGGCCACTCGGCCGACGATGGCGGCGCTGGAACGGCTGTTTGAACAGTCGGCGGCGCAGGCTTTCGGCTTCCGGGCCATTCAGGTGACGGGGCAACCCCGCTTTCCCGAACTGACCGATGGGGCCTCGGCTTCGTGGGTGGCCGAAGGTGCCGGGGCCGATGCGGCGGCGATCAACACCGACGTGAAGACCCCGACCATTCACACCATGACCGCCCGCTATCTGCTGTCGCGGCAGGCGATCCGCCAGAACCCCGTGCTTGAGCCGATGCTCCGGCGCGACCTCTCCGAGGTGATCCGGGAAGCGATGGACCTTGCGGTGTTTCAGGGGACGGGTGCCAGCAATCAGCCTGCGGGCCTCGACACTCTGCTGACCGGCACGTCGCAGGGCGGCGTGAACCTGACCTATTCGCAAATCATCGACTGGGCGACGGACCTCATGGCCACGGCCAAGCTGTCCAGCCTGTCGGGCATCGCGGTTGCGGGTGTCCCGTTCATGCTTCGGTCCCTGCTGGTGAACATGGCGGGGGCAGTCGTCACCGAATACGAGGCCACGCGGAAGCTGATCCCGTCGCTTGTCTTCGCCAACAACGTGAGCGCGATCACCTCGGGCAGCCCGGACACGGCTTCGCTCTACATCGCCGCCCCGGCGGGCTACGCGCATCTGGTGCAATGGGGCAGCCCTGAGTTGGTGGTGGACCCCTACAGCGAGAGCAAGACCGGCAAGGTGGCGCTCACGGTGTTCAGCTTCACCGACGTTCTGGCGCAGCGCCTCGCCACACATTGGCTGAAAATCGACGAAATCGGCAAGGAAGGCGCGTAATGGAACCGGCCCGCGTGATCTGGCCCGCCTCGGCCCTTGAGGTGAGGCAACAGGGGAACCGCCCGATCATCGCGGGCCGCTTCCCCTACAACTCCCTTGCCGTCCTGTCCGACCGGGGCACGGTGCGCAAGGAAACCGTGATGCCGGGGGCATTCAGCTTCACGCTGAACGATCCCGGACGGGAGGTGAACCTCTTGTCCGGGCATAGCTTCGACCGGCCCCTTGCGTCCCGATCCTCGGGCACGCTCACGCTGCGCGATACCGAGGAATTCCTCGAATTCGTCGCCACGATCCCGGAAGGGGCCGAACGCGCAAGCCATGTGGTGGACGCGCTGGCGATGATCGGTTCCGGCCTCGCGCGGGGCATCTCGCCCGGTTTCCGGGTGCCCCCTCCTGACGTGGTGCCGGGGGCCGAGAAGCTGGTGCCGGAGCCCGGCAATCCGGGGGTGATGATCCGGCAACTGTGGAGCCTGTTGCTCTTTGAACTGAGCATCGTCACCCGCCCGGCCTATCCCGATACCGAGGCCGAACTCCGCGTCATGTCGCGGGAGGCGCTGGCCCATGTCACCCGTCCCCGCCCGGAAAGGATCGTGCTGCCATGATTGCCCTTCTGGAAACCTACTTCACGGCCGGGGACGATCCGACCGAACCGGACGCGGGGGACATTGCCCTTGAAGCCGACGTGACCTTGGCCGAGGCGCAAGCCATGCTCTCGGCCTCTTGGGCGATGATCGAAGCCTTCACCGGCCGGTGCTATCGGCCGACGACCTCGGGCAAGGTGATCGTGAAGGCGGGAGCCCCGATCACGTTCCGCTGGCCCCGGTTCCCTTATCCGGCGGCGATCACGGTGGGGGCTTACACCTCGGGCTCTTGGGCTACCGTCCCCGGCTCCTATGTGGCCGAGGCCGGGGTGATCGACCTCGAACCCTTCACGCTCTACCGCTTGACCCAGACCGGCACGGTGGCGGGTGCCGAGGTGACGGCCGGGGTGGCGCAGGCCGCGCATTACCTCGCCCTTTATCAACTCATTCAGGGGCCTAACCGGCGGGAGTATCGGAGCCAAGCCTCTGGCGACTTCTCCTATACCCGCGAGAGCCTGTTGCCGGTGTTCCGGGGCTCCGGGGCCGGTGCCCTTCTGGCGCAGGAGGTGCGTTTGTGATGTGGCCATTCCGCAAGAAAGCTCCCGCGCTTGAGCAACGCGCCGCCCTCGGGGTGACGCTCGAATACATGGATCATCGCCGCCGAGGCCTCCTGTCGGACGGCAACGTGCCGCTTTCGGCCACGGTGGGGACCGCGCTGCACTACTGGACCTCGGGCTTCGCCATGCTCGACCTGGCCCCGGTCCCGCTCGACCCCGGCACCCTGGCAGCGATGGGGCGCGACCTCTGCATGAAGGGGGAAAGCTGCTGGCACATTCGGGCCGAGGGCTCTGCGCTGGTGCTGGATCACGTCGCCTATTGGGATGAACTGGCCGGGGGCCGGTATCACCTGCACATTCCCCGGCCGGGCATAACGGAAACCCGGAAGGCGCTGGAAGGCGAGGTGTTGAAGCTCACGATCAACGCCGATGCTGCCACGCCGTGGAAAGGCCGCTCGCCCTTCCAGATGATGGGGCTCAGCCCGGCACTTCTGGCCGAGATTGAGAAAGCCGTGAGCAATGCCACGGCATACACCGGCAAGGGCCTCCTGCCGATGCCCTCGACCATCCCCGAGGAACAGCAACAGAAGGCGGCTGTCGGCCTGCAATCGTCGTCGCTGGCCGTCGTGTCGTCCAAGGCCGATTATGCGCACCAGACCGGGGGCCACGCTTCGGAGTTTCGCCGCGTGGACCTCACGCCGGAACTTGCCAAGGCCGACCTGAACCCCTTCACCACGGACCTGCATTATCGGCTTCTGGCCGGGTGCGGCGTTCCCCCCACGCTGGTGACGGCGAACGGCAACGCCGGAGCCATGCGGGAGGGCTACCGGCTGTTTGCCCTGCAAACGATCTTGCCGCTGGCCCGCCAGTGCCAGCCCGAGTTTGGCCGGAAGCTGGGGGTGTCCAGCATCTCGATTGACAAGATGATGTCGGCCGACATTGCGGGCCGTGCCCGTGCCGTGGGGGTGCTGACCGCCGCCGGGGTGGACCTTGAGAAGGCCATGACGCTGGCCGGATGGGGGGACGCATGAACAGGCTCACACCCCTGCAAACCGCCAAGCGGGCCGCTGCGCAGAATCCCGCGTTCAAGGTGGCGAAGGTCTATGTCACGGCTCAGGATGGGGGCTCCCCCGTCTACACCGCCGCCGGGGAACTCCAATACGACGCAGCCGAGACAACCCTCGGCTTCGTGGACCGGACCCGAGAGACCACGCTCACCCTCGGCCCGTCCTATGTCGGGGCCGCTATCGTCACGGTGCTGAGCGAGGTGGCACCGAACGGGGCCGCGCTGATTCTGCTGGACGGGCGGTTCTACCAGATCAACAGCGTCCATTCGTCCGACGTGCTGGCAACCTGCATTCGCTATGTCTGCACGTCGCTGGCCGATACCGACGCCCCCGTGATCCGAACCGCATGAGGTGCCCCATGCCCGCCGTCCGTCCGATGCTTCCGACTCTCCCGCCGCACGGTGCCTCGGCCGATGAACTTGGCGCATCCCTCGCCGCGTTGCTCGAATGGCTGACCGAGCATCGCCTCGCCGCGCTCCTAGAAGCGGGGCTCACCTCGGGCGACGTGTTCCGGCTCCGCCGTGCTGTTGCCGAGTATCGGCGGGGCACCATCAGCGGCGAGACGATCACCGCACTGGTGGACCTCGCTCCGGCGCTGGACAGGGTGAAGATGTTCTAGCTCAGCCGCCACATTGCAGGATCGCTAGAGTGTTACAATCCGCCTGCTTCGTTCGGAACGGCGAAGCGGCGGTAATCCACTTCGCAAGACCCTTGAATTTCGGTGAGAAAGATCACGTTGCCGTTGTCTCGGTCGAACCACTTTGTAAGCCGCGCCACCTGAAAGCTGCTTTCCCGACCGGGGCCATAGGTTTCTTCCAGCCGCCGAAAGACCGCATTGCAGTCACCGACGAACGGCACAAGCCGCACCTGATACAACTGTTGAAAATCATGAAAAACGAACTGTGCCTGAAACTGAAGCTGTCCGTCAGCCAGGACGTAGGGAGCGGTAAGGAGGTGGATCAAGTTTCCGGAAAACTCGGCGGCTTCGTCTGGACGTGTAGCCGTGCCGCCACTCGCACTAATCACTTCCTCAGGGCTCATCCCCCATCGTGTGTATTGCCAATCTGCCAACGCGGGTGAAGCTGTGGCGAGTGCGGCCGTCAGAAAGAGTCCCAGAAAATTTCTGCGCATAGAATGTCCTCCGCTTGGCAGCATACTATGTCGCTGCCTCGGAGCACAGCGCTAGCTTGTGCTTACTATGTGCTTACTAACGCCAACCGCCCCAAGGGCCACCCTTACGGATGGCTGGCAACTTCTTGCTTTTCTTGGGATTTTTGGCTCCGGCGGTAGGGATCGAACCTACGGCCAATTGATTAACAGTCAACTGCTCTACCGCTGAGCTACGCCGGAACACCGGGGTGCTATAGCAAGCGGGTGGGGGGGCGTCCAGAGCCTTCGGGAAGAAAAGTGAACGGCGCGGCGTGGGGG